GCTCGTTCCCGGTCTTGGTGGTTGAGCCGCGGATAGAGCTGCTCGACCCTGCGCATCTCCCTGGTCAGATCGACGATGATGTTCTCCACGCTGTCTCCTAGAATTTCGCGAGGCGGGAGTCGGCCCCATGCCCCCGACTCCCGCCATTCCGCCAGGTCCCGTTCCGGCGGAACTCAGGCAGAATCTCCAAGGTTCATGTCGTTGATTGCCGCAATGACCCTTTTCAGGTTGAAGGCCGCATCGATCTGAATCTCTTGCTGCAGGAGCGTTGTCTTTACCATTTCGCGGTTCGTGATTTCTTGCGGCTGATATTCCTCATCGAAAAGCGGCTCAGATTTGTTTCCGTAGTCCGATTCCTTCTTTTTGTCGGTGGCGGTTTTTTTAATGATGAAGTTCTTGGTCTCTTTGGTTTCCCGAACTTCGTAGCGTTCAATCGTGATTTTGATCATCGGTCTGTCCTCACAATTCTCCAGTTGCGGCGTTGCGCACGTCCTCGGCGTTGGAGGATTTCTCTTCAGCTCCAGCCCACTGCGCGGATCCGGGCTCGCCAGTTCGCGCGGGAGCGCCGGTCGCTTCCGCAAATTCCCGAGCGCAATCGCCGGCGGGGTCGCGAGGCGCGGGATTGGTAACTTCGCCGGCCATGGCATAGAGAACGATTTCGGTGCGTTGGCGCCAGCGCGCATACTCGCGGGAGGATTGGTCGGGACGAAAAGAGCAGTTGCCGGGCACGCAGCCGCGGTGAACGGTCTGCGCCAGGGGCCAACCGCAAACCATGCACCGACCCTCGGCGGCCGAGCGGAGCATTTCAACGAGGACCGGAAAGACCATGACCTGCAGCGCATCGTTCAGCGGCAGGAATTTGTAGTTGAAAGCCTTGAGGGTTTCAGCTGGAGCCAAGTCCGGCATTCGGTGATCGCCTGCGTGCCCTGGCACCAGCACACAGCGCCAGCCGTCGTCTCGTCGGAACAGGCACCTCACTGCAGGGTTGATACGGTACGGCCGGCTGGCCGGCAGCACTCCAGGCTGTGCGGTACTCAATGCAGAATTGATTTGCTTGGCTACCTGTCCGTAGTCGTAACGCTCGCCGGTCCAGGAACAGCCGAGCGCGCTCATAATCATTGCCTCACTCACGTGTGGCGCCGTCGCCGTCTCCTCGCGGCTCTCCGCGCAGGTTTCGCACTCCGGACCAGATACCTCTTCGAAGGCGGCGACATTATGGGCAGTGCAAAGATTGATCGAATAGGTGCTCCCCAGTCCGAACGCATCTCGCACGGCGGCCCACCTCGGAGATTTTCCTGGCTTTCTAGGGCGAGCGTTCCGAACTGCTCTCTCGACAAGAGCCTTATCCGGATAAGGGACGGCCGTCCGCGCCGGTGTCACATTTTCTGCATTCGCAGGAGTTCGCCACCGCTCCTCGATTTCGTTCACAACCTCCGCGTCTTCGGACCCCAGAGCGCCATCGTGGACTACTTGCAGCGATAGGACTAGCGCGAGCAAGCGATTCACATCCCGACGCGCGACCACCTCGAACGTCTGTTCGTTTCCTGTTTCTTCCATCACCCCTCCGAAAAACCACAGGACACTAAGAACTGTGGTGAAAAAATCCCGCCGATAAACCGGCTGCATTCAACGCCTTACAGGCCGCTTTTTTCGCTCTCTGAGCGAGTGCCACTTGGTGCCATGCGGTTTCACGGCTTTTGCCGCCATAAAACGCTCAATAGACTCAGAATCGAACCTGCCAAAAAGCAGAGGCTCCCCGCGATGTACAGCCCCACGGTGATCACCTCTCGCTTCACGCCGGCACCTCCGCGGCTTCCGGAAGTTCAAGCTGAACGTGCCGCCCAGGTTCGTAGTTTGCCCAGAGAACTTCGGTGCGAGGACTCGCGCCATCCGCCAGGTGCTCGCATTCGACGCGATTCCAATCCCGGTACAGCTCGCGGTCGTAGAGATCGCACGCGTATCCGGAAAGCAGCACCCGGCCCTTCAGCGAACGGAGAACGTCGGCCAGTAGGCGATGGTCGTCGTCGGACATTTCGCATTCGTATGCAGCATTTCCGCGCACCATGTTTCTGGTCGAATGCGGATAGGGAGGGTCCAGGTAAAAGAATGCGTCGCGGCCGTCGTGCTGTTGAATCACCTCAAGCGCGTGGCGGTTTTCGATCACCACGCCCTTCAGCCGCTCGGTGAATTCCTTGATGCAGTCCGGAAAGTGCATCCAATCCTGCGCCGGGGTTGTGCCGGAACGGTTCGAATTGCAGCGGAAACCCGTCGAGTACTTGCCGTTGGTCGACGCGGACCCGAAGCCAGCGAACGAACGGAACATGGTAAGGCGGACCGCTTCGAGTTCCGGCATCTTCGAGATCGCGTCATGGGTAGCGCTTTCGAATTCAGTCCTGGCGAATGGAGTCAGACGGAGCAGCTTCTCCAGAGCGACCGATTTCTCTGGATCCCGGAGGACGCGGAACACGCGGACAACCTCGTCCCACCGATCGTTGTAAATCTCGGCATATGACCGCGGCTTCCGCAGAAGGACCGAGGCGGCGCCGGCATAGGGCTCGACGTAGGTGCGGTGTTCCGGGAAGTGCTCGATGATCCATGGCGCGAGCAGGAACTTCCCTCCGTGGTATCTAAGCGCTGGCCGACGCGGCTTCTTAGAAAAGAGAGTCACGTCAGCAGCCTCCGAGTAAGAACTGCAAACGCGACCGCAGCCTGCAGCGCCACGACGCCATTTCCGATCGCGCGAAGCTGATCGGCGCGGGATTCGTCCACCACCACGGCATCCCCATCAACCAGGCCGCGAAAGCCGGGTTCAACCGCCGGCGTGAGCCAGGGTTCTCCGAGGAGGATGGCTGGCCATCGGGGATCGCTCGGCCCTGGAGCGAATGGACCAGGCCCGAAAGTGTCGGATTCCCACCCGCATATTTCTTGTGTTGTTCCGAATCCCCCGCTGTCGCCGTCGGCCACTGCGAGACCGCAACGGTCAGATCCGAGTAGCCCTCCGGCCTCGAGCGTGACGGTCCCCCGCAATTGTTCGCGTTGTCTTCCGTCGGAGTCGGCCAGGTCCGCGCCTGCCCCTCGAGCAAGAGTTCGTCCTTGCGATCCCCACTCCGGGAGGAATTTCCTCCTCCCATTCCCTTCGGCGTCTGCCACGTAGTCGACTGCAGGGTTAGCGGAATTCCCGCACCGTTCCCATTGATCCCGCGTTTCTTCAGTTCCGCGATCCGCAAGTGCCACGACTCCGGAGTCTCGCCGTCGTTCGCTATGCACGCCGACGGCGTCGCCCATGAACGCGTTACTCCAGTCAGCGAGTCGCCAGCATGGCTGTTCGGATTCGCATGATTCCCGCAGGACTCGCCGTCCTCCGCACGCGTCGACGGCCAGGATGAAGACTCGCTTTCGGAGATGGGTGGCTCCCACGTCGGCCGCGGAAAGAGAACACCACTCCGCATCGAACCCGAGTCGGGCAAGGTCTCCGAATACGCGATTGATTCCTCGTCCAATAACGAGGCCTGGCACATTCTCAAGGAATACGAGGGACGGTCGGACGGCGTCGACGATGTCCGCGATGGCTGGCCAGATCCATCGGTCGTCGGACTCGCCTTGCTGCTTTCCGGCGGCGCTCCATGGCTGGCACGGGAAGCCCGCAGTGAGGCAGTCCACTGCTCCACGCCACTCCCCTCGCGGGAAATCCTCAAGAGGTCCGCACCAAATAGGTGCTGGCTCCAGCGCCTGGTCAGCCATCCGCGCCAGGAGAATTCCCTGAGCGAAGGCTTCCCGCTCGACGTAACCCACAGTCCGCGCTTCGGGCAGAGCGACGCGAACTCCCTCATCGAGCATCGCCGTTCCGGAGCAAAGGCTGAGGACATGGAAGGCGGGATTAGCCACACGTCGCCTCCCAATGCCACGTTTTCCGCATTCCTAGCCGATTTAAGCGCAGGGAGAGCAAAAGGGCGCGGAAGCGCGGAAAGCACTGATTCCGCACGGGTTGCGCGCCTTTTCGGGAGATTTGCGGTTTCATCGCGCCCCCAAAACCACAGGACAGAGAGAACTGTGGGCTCGCTTTTCGCCTGCTAACCGCCAGATTCTTTGGCACTTCTACCCTCACCTTTTTTCGACCGCTATGAGTGCCACTCAGTGCCACTTTCATGCAGCCGCCGTTTTTTCCGGGACCGGCGCGTCGGCCAGCAATTCGATCAGCTTGTCCGCTTGCGCTTCGCGCCATTTCTTTCGCGCGGACTCCCGAGCATTAACCCTCTGGCCGGCGGCGGCGGCGTAGGCGGCGGCGTAGGCGGCGGCGTAGGCGGCGGCGTAGGCGGCGGCGTAGGCGGCGGCGTAGGCGGCGGCGTAGGCGGCGGCGGCGGCGTAGGCGGCGGCGGCGTCGGCTCTGAGCTTCTCCCAATCCGGCCGGAGGGTTTTGTCCTTGATCACCGACTTGTAAGCGTCCGCCACATCCTGAATCGCCTTCTTCGAGCGCGCGGTCTTCGCGAACTGCAGGACGCCCCACTTTTTGTCGACCAGCATCCACACGGCGAACTTCGGCCACACCTCGGACAGGTCGGCACCCGGCTCGATCGCCGACAGGAACCGCTCCGGCCACTTTTGCGCCAGGCCGTTCGAGAGCGATTCGAAGATTCCGTCCTCGAGTCGCGCCAGGATCCGCGGAATGCCGAGCTGCGTTTCATACTCGGCATGGTTGCCACTGTGAATCGTGCAGCCGACCGCGCAGCCCTTGCCGTCTTCCCAATAGGTGCCGTGGATGATCTCGTCGGCTTTGCGGTGCGCCTTCACCCGCCCGAGATACTGGTCCTTGATTCCCTGCTGCCCGTGAAACGCGATCAATTTGCTTTCCATGTCTCTCCCCCGAACGTCCGAAATTCAATGTGACAGCCCTCTGGAACCATGCTCTCTATCGCGTCGGCGATCGGACCGCCGTCCGCCGGGATGAACTCCACCAGGACTCCATCCGCCCAGAGATTCTTGACCTCTCCGCAGATCTCTCCGGTGAGATCGTTCACAAACACGACTTGGTCGACGCGCTGCTGCATCACTTTCTGGCCTTCGGCGCCGACGTCTTCTCCGCCACCCGCGCAATGTGGTCCTTCGACAAATGCGCGTACCGCATGGTCATCTTGATATCGCTGTGACCCATCAGGCTCATCACCGTCGGCAAAGGCGAGCCGTTCATCACCAGGCGCGAAGCGTAGGTATGCCGCAGATCGTGCCAAACGAATCCCCTCAGCCCGGCCTTCTGACAGGCTGTCCCGAACCACGTCCGCCAGTCGCGCTTTGCCGCGCGCTTCTTGTTCGCCGCCGGAATAACCCGCTCCTGGTTCCCGGAGATTTCCCTGAGCCGGTCGAGCGCGGCCATGGCGCTTTTGTTGATCCACACCACCCGCGGCCCGGTCTTGCCGGTCACGTTCGCCCGCCCCGACTCGCCGCCGGCGTGAACGTCGACGTCGCTCCATTTCAGGTGCCACGCCTCGCCACGGCGCATCCCGGTGTGCACCGCGAACAGATACTCGGCCTCCTGCTCGTCGGACAATTCCCGCAGCAGCCTCGCCTCTTGCTCGTCGGTGAAATACTTCGTGCGGCCGGCCTTCTCCGCGAACCGCTTCACCTTGCCGTCGCCGCAGGGATTGCTCTGGCAGCGTCCAATCGCGACGCCATGAGCAAACACGCTGCTGATGAATGAGCGGTAGCGGTTGCAGGTCGAGTCCTTGAGACCAGAGGCCTTGAGCTCGCCCAGGACCGCATCGATTTTCTCGGACGTCATGCGGTCGTATCGGAGAGTGCCGATGTGCCGCAGTAGCCTGCCCAGGCGATTCCGGTCCGTCGCAATGGTCAGCGGAGCCAGGCGAATCGTTTTCTTTTTGATCGCGTCCTCGGCCAGCCGTTTGAAACTCCACACTCGCTCCTCTCGCGTCGGGACGTATTTGTTGTTCTTCACCTGCGCCCTTCGCAGGTTCAGCATCTCGAGCGCGGCCGCGAACGAGCCCGCCTTTTCCTTGCGGCGCTTGCCGTTCTGGTCCAGGAATGAAATCCACTTCACTCCCGGAACGCCGCGCTCGATGATGCCGGGCACTCGGTCCATCAGACGCTCAGGTGAATCGGCTCAACGGACAGGCTGAACTGCTGAAACGGACCGCTCTTGGCATTCCAGTCCTTGAAGCCCATCGAACCGCTCGCCTGGACCTTGACCAATTTTTCAGGGTCAAACGTTCCGAGCGACTGCGAGACAAGGCCGCCAACCAGCTGCACGGTCTGCTGTTCGCCGGCGTCGCTTAGCTTCACGGCCGACACCTGCCGCTCGATCTCGACCACCACATCTTTTGCTTTACCGCTTGCTGCAACGCTCCACGACATTCGTTTCTCCTTTTGTGCCTTCCCGTATTTACTGCGGAAGATATTTTTCGAGCCGCCACGCTGCGCGAACCCGTCGTCGGTGTTCTGTGCTCCGCCGTGATGTTCGAGGCGACCCCGAGCACATAATCCAAGTCCCTCGCGAACGAACCGTCCTCGTTCTGCACCTTCACCCGCTGGAAACCCTGCTGCGCCTTGATGATGAAGTTTTCGGGATCCAGCCAGGTTCCGAAGGGGAACGGCGCAATCTCCGGATACTTGGCAGATGCCCACACCCGTATCCGTCCCTGTGGATCGGAAGCGTTCTGAAGCAAGTCGACTCTCGTGGGGGAATCGATGTGAAGAAAGACCTCTTCAGGAATGAGGTCGTCGAACTTCTCGTTAATGAGATCCGCGAGCCCCTGCAGCGTCGAACAGCCTATGGGGTTCGCCACGGGCGGAGCGATCAGATGCAGAGACTTGTCCGAATAATCCAAGGCGCCGAACTTTTGGAAGTTCGGTGCCGAGAGACTGAGAATCCTATCGATAGCTTCTTTGATCATGTGTTCCTTTCCCTTCTGAAATTGAAAAGCGAGGCCCTAATTCGTTTTGTCGCCGCTGGCCGCAGCCTTCGCGTCGAACATCCTGATTTGCTGCGGGTCGTGCGGGACGGCAACCATGGCGGTGCCGCGGCGCTGCAGGTAGACCGTGCCCTTCACCGCTTCCACCGGAACCGTCTTGGATTTGCAGGAGAACGTGACCTGCGCCCCAGAGCGGTCCTGAAACGGCGTGATCGTGAATTCGAGCGTCAGCTTGCGCTTGGCCTCGGGATCAGTGTTGACGTCCCCGATGTTGGCCAAGACCGCCGACCATTCCCGCTGAAAGACTTCCTCGATCGCGCCGCCGCACAGATTGCTGAGTGTTACGTCTTCTTTTTCGTGCATGCCTTTTCTCCTTCTTCGCCGCGTCAGATTCGCGCGGGCTGAGGTTTGTGCGGGGTCGCGTAGCGTTCGCTGCGGATCTCGCGGAAGTGTTCGTAGATTTCGTCGAGCGACAGCTTTGTCCGGCGGCGGTTTGCGAGCTGGCTGATTCGAATCGCCCTCGCCGGATGCGGAGAGGTCTTGCCGCTGAGCCACTGGTAAACCGCCTCTTCCTGAATCGCCAATTTCTTCGCCAATTTCATCACTCCATAACCGCGAATGAATTGTTCGAACTTCGACGCCCTAGCTTTTCGAGGCAAAGGCACCTCCGACGTTGGCTTTCCAAACGATCGACGTGCGCCCGCTTGGTCCTCTCCTCCTTTCGGCAGTTGGCAGAACCAGGTTCTTCTCCTGCAGAGGCTTGAAGCGCGGGCTTACCGAAACCAGCTCGGCGCCCAGGAGCTTCGCGACTTCGTGCGACGTGAGGCCGCGCGGGTGATTGCGGAGAGCCTCGAGGACCTTGCCCTCGAGTTCGGCGACAGGAACGGAGCGAGCAGCGGCTTTGCTGGTGTCGGGATCGCGACGCCTGGCGCGCGCAGGATGGACCGGACTGACGAACTGAAACGCTTGCTGTAGTTGCTGATCCATCTCCGGCCCCTTTCCCCGACTACTTACTGACCGCAACCGCGAACGCGCAGAAAAAGACAAGCGCGATGAACGCGAACCAATATCCGATTTGCTTCAGTTTCTCGAGGCGCTCCCGGCGGTACTCCGCTGCGTAAGCGTTGACGAGCTGTTGCTGGATTCCAGCCATCGTTCCCTCCTCAGTCGAAAGACAACTTGATCGCTTGCGCCGCAGCCGCGCCGATCGCCGCGCCGGCCAGCGTGCACAGGATGACCACGGCCAGCGCCACGAGGACCCCACTGATGGACCGCGGCCACATCAGCGGCTCATCCGGTTGCGGTTCGCCCAATACATCGCGAGCAGCGAAAGCGCGAGCACGCCGCCCAGACCCCAGAACAGGTATTTCAGAAATCCGAGATTCACTAACGCGGTGTCATGCATGGGCTGGCTCCTTCTGAACTTCTGGCTGCGGGGAGAACTTGCGAATGGCGCGCTCTTCGGCATGCGCCGCGACGTCGGCCAGGCGCAGAGCGATTTTCTGCGCGACGCGGTCCTTCACGATTTGCTCGATGATCGGTTCCAGCCGGTCGATGTCGCGGGTCACGACGTCGGCGATTTCGCGCTCGGCGGGACTGCCGTCGCGCGGGATGCTGTGCATCAGGACTTCGAACACCAGTTCGCGCTCTGCCTGGGTCATGACGGCCACCTCTGAACGAAGTGGATGGCCGTCCGGTAAAGTTCCTGCGCGGTCCATGAAAGCCACCGGACCTCGAGCAGTTCGTTTCCGGTGTCGTTCTGCTTCACGAGTTCGCTATGGAGTCCGGCGAGATAGATCGCGATCCACGTCCAAGCGACCAACGCCGTGAAGGCCGGCACCCACGCCGCGTGGGTAATTGCGGCGGCGCGGAATCGAACGATGCTAACGGCGTAGGCGTAATGAAAGAGGCCCTGAACGAGCCAGAGAATCCCAAGTGCGGCCCGAAGGCGATTTGATAGACCGTCCTCGACGTGAACCAGGCTGGCGAGAAGGCACACGCCGCACGCAACGAAAAGCGAAGCCTGAAGTTCTAGAAAATCGAGGCCGGGAGATTCGCGGCGAACCGTGTCAAATAATCCGAGGGTGATGATCACCGCGACGGTGATGAGCGTCCAGCAACTCGAATGCGCTAGGGTCCGGAGCGTCAAGACTGCCAGCGCGATGATCATCGGAATCGCGGTCGAGTAGTAGACCTTGGCGTAACCGTCAGCCGAGTACGCCAGCCGCTGCGATGCGATCCAGCAGCAGAATGTGAAGAACACCTGCGCGCCCAGGTAGACCAAAAGTCCGCCCGGCAGAATGCTGTCGGGAAGGCGCAATGCCCCGCGAATTACCAGACAGAGCGAGATGAGGGAGGCGAAAACGAGTAGGTCGCGCATGTGTTATCCTCGGGCGAAACTCGGGCGAACGTTCCCAAGGAAGGAGGCGCTCAATGCCATACCCACCGATCCCACCGCACGGCGGTAACGGCGGCTTTCTAGGCGATTAAGCCGGCGAAGTGAACCGGGACGGTCACCCTCCTTTAGCGATTCCGCCCCGGCCGCCATCTCTGGCCTCGCCGCCAGAGAACCCGGTGTGCCACAGTGGGCGCACACTGTATGACACTGTGTTCCTTGCAAGAGGCGGGTGAGCTGCTCCATCATGCCGGCATCGATAAGGCGGAACACAATCCGCAGGAGCAGCCGAATGACATCGCTTTCGTTTTCGCAATATGGGTCGAATCGCTCGCGTTCGCGGTTCAGCCGTTCCAGCATCCAGCCTGGGAACTTGATCGACTTCCTAACCATCCATTCGCCCATTGCCGCCCCTCTCATTTCCCCACTTGACAACTTCCCCGCTTGCAACCAGACTCCCCGGCGCTCTGCTCTCATCTCAGGGGGATCCAGGTGATGCACTCGGCACCAAAGGAAATTCCTGTCGAATTTCTGTTCGACAGTTCCAAGAACGTGCTGCAGGAATACGAACTCTCGCGATTGAATCTGGCCGCGAATTTGAAAAAGGAGTTGCGAGCGGCGATGGAAGGAGTCATCGACAGCCTGGTCGAAGCGCGCTTCGCGCGCTGGCTGCTGGAGCACAAAGAGGAGTTATGCAGCACGGTTGGAACCCTCCATGCCGCTGAGGAAATTCTCGATTTTGGAAGTGATCCGCTTGCTGAGGGGGAAACCAAGTTCGGCGCGGCGGACCGTCTCCAGGCTGATGCCGCCGATTAGATTTGCGAGTGATTCGTAACTGAGTTCTCGGCTAGGGGTAAGCCGAAAAGCTTCCAGCCGCTTCGCCAGGTCCGGTCGGACGTTGCGTGCGACTTCCCGTTGAGGTGTTCTCTTTTTCGCTTTCGCCGGCATCGTTCCCCGATGCGGCGCGTCAGATATACGATTATGTTAAGTAATCGCGATATAACTTATAGGACGCACCGTCAAGAGGAAGATACGCGAAATGTGGAAAAGCTGTCAATAGAATTTTTGGAGAATTTAGAGAAACTGTGCAAAACAGGGTGTTCCGCACAAAACAAAGGACTTAGCAGTCACTTTAGTAGCCGTTGGCGATAAATTCTGCGGCCGTCCCTTAATTCGCCCGTGCACTCGAAGAAGCCGACTCCGTGCAACTGGATAGAGTTCGCGCCTAGAAGTTCGCGCGCCTCCATCTCAAAATCTTTCTCAAAGCCATGTGCGCAGACTAGCCGAATGGGTACTGACGTTTTCTCGGTCTCTGTTGTTTCGTTTTCCACGTCGGGCATCCTACCGCAAAGCGGCGATTATTTGCAATGACCGCTTCCGCAGACTGCCGCGCCGCCTGCCAGCGCCCCGATCAGCAGCCACTTCCCGGCCCGCTTGGTCCGGCTCCAGAACGTTCCACCCTTCAATTCGGTCCGCAAAGAGGTGTTCTCGTTCTTCAGGGCGTCGATCTGGGTGTCTGCGAGCTTCATCTGGGCAATCCGCGACGAGAGGTCGGCCTGGCAGCTGGTTACTTTGACGGAATCCTCCCGGCACTTCTCAACTGCATCCCTCAGAGCTGGTAGGTCTGCTTGCGGAATCGACGCGATCGCGTCGGGGCGGGGATTCTGGGCGGTAGCTGGCGGAACGGTGATCGTGAGGGGCTGAGGCATTGCCGGGAACTGTTTGGGAAGCCACGCCGCGATTTGCTGCGGCGTCTGGATCTGCGCAGCCAGCTTCTGCATGGCGTCGAGCTGCTTCGCCGTTTCCGCATCCCTGAGGCGGTCGGCATCTTCGTGCTGCTTGCGCGATTGCTCGGCTTGGTCGTAAACCTGTTTTGCCGCGGCCACTTCGGACAAGGCCCGGATCCGGTCGTCGTGCTCCTGGAGCCAGGTCGTGAAACCGAAAGCCGCGCCCGCGACCGCCAGAACGCCGGCGAGGATTTCGAGCTTCGCGCGAATCGATAAGAGCGTGATCCCCTCCTTCAAGGTGCTCATTTGTCCTCGCGATCTTTGTTTTTCTTCCGCAGCCAATAGAACTTCCGGCTGAGACCCTTCTGCTCCGGGCTCTGCGACTTCTTAAAATCCTTGACCCATTGATTCTTCGCGATACACCCCGGGCAAAAGGACGGCGCCATCAACCTTCGGGTGAAGAGACTGCCGATCAGAATCCCTAAAAATCCGGCCGTCGAAATGCAGGGCCATTGCTCACGAATCCAGTGCAGAGCCGTTGACATCAGTCTTTACCTTTCAGAGCTGCATCAAGAAACATCTTGCCCAACTGTCGACGCCTCTCATGGTCGTCTTCGTAAACCAGCCTAGCGACCACATCAGTAAGGAACCTGAAGTCGGCGATTTCCTTTTCCCGCCTTACGCGAGCGCCAAGACCGTTTAGGTCCAACTTCCCTCTTCGCACATTGGCAACCAAGACTCCGGCGAGGTAGATCGCGATGGCAATCTTCCAGAGAAGGTCAAGAGACATTTTTCATTGCGCCAAAGGCTGACAAACAACCGTTCCCGAGGTGATCGTCCCGCTCACCGGGATCACACGGAACGCATTGATAGCGGCGGTCTGCGTATAAGTTTGCCCGAACTTCTGAAAGTTGGCCGTGTCCGTGGCGTTGTAGCTCAAAAGGTCCCAGGTCATGAACTTGCGCGCCGTGGAGTTGAAAAAGTTGTACAGCCTGGCCGTGCCGTTTATCGTCGGAGCGGCACTCGGCGTGCCAGCGACGAGCGAAAAGCCCGTCGCGCTCTGATTGGTCTGTCCTGCCAGGCTAAGCGCTGCCTGGGTAATGCCGTCGTAAAATCGGCCATAAACATAATGCCCGCTGGTCGTGTCGTAGCTTGATCCGCCGTCCGTCGAAACCTGGATAAGCAGGTCCACCGCCGACGAAAGCACAACGTCCGAAAGCCTTATCTCATAGTCCCGATAGCTCGAACTCAAGCAGCTTGTGAACACCAGAGACGACGAGGTGGAAGCGGTCGCCGTTACCGGGACCGGCGGCGCTGCCGTGCAGTTTTGCGCGTTGCCACCGGTGTCAACTCCGAGAGGATAATTCCCAGCGCTGCACTTTGTCGGAGTCGAAGCCAGCGCCGTTGCAGTTGCTGCAAGGCCAGATGTGTTTTGATTGAGAGTCGGAAAATCGCCGGCAACCGCAATCGACGGCGCTCCGGTGCCCGTCGTATTTTTTACGATGCCCGTGGCAAGGCCTGCCATGCTCACGCCGTTTATCTTTCCGACGCCAGGATTCGGATACGTTCCCGTCAAATCGCCGCCGGCTGATCCGCTTGGAGTCCCTCCAGATGAGTTCTTCGCTGCCAGGGATGGCTCGCCATAGCTTTCATCGGCAGTGAACGAAAACGGCCCGGCCGTCGTGGCGACGATCGTGCCGATGACCGTCCCTGATTTAAATGGTCCGCCGCCGGGCCCTTTCTGCGCCGTGAAGGTGTACTGCGTTCCGGCGGCATAGTGATGCGCAGTAGCCGACCCGGACAGGGTGATGTCGAACACCGCGGTCGGGCTCGCAGCATTCTCTCTGATCACGACATAGTTGCAGTCCCGATCGACGGTGATGTTTGCCGCGACGTTGGTGACGGCTATCGTCACGACGCCCTGATTGATTTGCGCCCCTACATCGACCGCTCCGAACAACAGCGCGAATGCAAGAACGTGGAATAGACGTTTCATTTGCTTCTCCTTTTTCAACGAACAAAATTCCGTTGACTACGTACTTTGGAAAGTGGCAGAGTTGCTACCCCCGCAACGGAGAGGTTTCAATGTTTCAGTCGCTATGCATCCTGCTTCTGTTTCAACAAGCGCCGCAGGCAAAGCTCAGCGAGCCATACGGCAAGGCAGCGTTTCTTGCGCTAAAGGCGATAGAGCGCGACACCTCTGAAATGGGCAACAAGTCCACAAAAGAAGCGATTGACTTGGCTGACGCCGAAGCCGTTTCGGACGCTGAAAAGGCCGTGACGAAAGCTTTAAATCGCATTTTGATAGACCGCGAGCTTAACAACAACGAACGAAGTCTCTTTGCGCTTGAATACCAAAACGCGGTAAAGGACATCGTGCGATGGTCTCGCCCAAAGGAGGACCACCAGAGCGATTTCGACCGCCTCCGCGATAAGTTTGACAAACAGACGAAAGAAATTGCGGGTCGAGAAAGAGCATGTTTTTCGCCGTTCGAAGAATCGCTTCGTTCGAGGGAATCGAAGGTTCCTGAAACATGTAAATCGATTGGCAAGCCCTGACGCCATGAAAAGAAAGAGCTTCAGCGATCTTGACCTATTGGACTACGTGCTGCTCTTCGCATTTGTGGTGCTTCTGACGATCGTATTCATGCACAAAGCAGGGCCTAAAACTGAACAACGCGATGTCGAACTCCGACTGCAGCGGCAACCGATCCTCCGTCAGGTCGTATTCCCAAGAGAACAATTTGCCAATGGCCATCGGTGTTCGCGGACATCGTGAAGCTGACGGTATATCCGGTCACAGTCGTCGCGATCTCATACCCGCTCGCCTGATTGATTGATCCGGCGATCGAAGTGAAGGGCGAACTTACCGTCAGCGTGCTGGCGTTCGTATAGCCCGCACCCACACCCAGCAGAAATTCGTTAGGCACAAGTGTCGTCAGGGATCCCGAGGTGATCGGCGACCCCGTATTATTTGAAGTCGTCAGTACGTTGTCATTCCCGAAAATCTGGGCGTTCGACAACTCAACCATCGAGCCGATATTCAAGCCACAGGTGACGGTGTCCGCGCCGCCGGAAGTTGCTTTGCCAACGAACACATGTATCCCGGCGAATGCCGCTTTATAGAAATTGTTGAAAACGACCAACTGAAAATTCGTTCCCAGCGAATCGGTGCAATATTCCCCATTCGCGAAGTCGTTCGTAAATCCAGAAGCGACAGCCAGCACACTGCCGGAGGTAACGTTCGAAGTGTAGGCGAGGGACGTCGACCCGGTGCCAGCCTTGGTCTGCAGGACGGAGACTGAATTAAGGCTGGTAACAACCTTTAGCGTGACCGCTTTCGTGGTCGTATTCGTTCCGTCGGTAACCTGGAACGTGATTGAGCTGTTGCTGCTGGCAGTCGGCGTTCCGGTGATCGCCCCGGTGCTCGAGTTCAATGAGAGGCCTGATTGCAAAGCGCCGGATGTGATCGACCAGGTGTATGAGCCTGCTCCTCCGGTGGCGAGCATTGTGTAGTTGTAGGCTGCGGTCAGGCCGCCAGTTGGAAGGACGGAAGGACTCTGGATCGTGATCGAGCTCGGCTTTAACGCGATGATCAGGATTCGACCGACGTCATTGGTGGTGTTGCTGAAGCTCTCGGTGTAACTTCCATTCGCTCCGGCAAGTTTGAATTCTGCGCCCTCGCAATCATGCCCGGATTCATGCCCAATCATCGTGGAGTCGGAGTCCGGTTTGAACGACCCGCCGTCGCGAAACCCTCCGATATACCCGTAAATGAAATCGTTGTTTGCTGTCGTTGTGATGCTGCTGCTGGTGACCGTGCCCGGCGTGCCAGTGAATGCGCTGACCGCCGATGCGTCAACCGTCGCCGAGTAGAGAGGAAGGATTTCGACGCACGAAATATTGTTGTAGCTCGATCCAGAAACCGAAAATGTGACGGTGTTCGATCCGCTCGACGAGAAGGTGCCGATATAAGCCGCAATCCCGACGTTGCCGGTCGTGTTCGAAGTATCGATCAGGACTTGCGAGTAAGACGTGCTGCGCGTATCGCTCACTGCCGGGGTGCTGGTGCTGTTGTACCAACTTTCGGCGACGATAGTGATGTTTCCGCTGGTGACGTTCTGCGGAAAAACACAAGTCGTTCCGTCGCCATGCCCAGCACCGGTCTGGACCACTGGGATAAACGGAAGCTGCGCAAATGCGGCAGCCGGAAGGCCCAGCAGAATCAAAATCGCCAGAAGCCTCAGTTTCATTTGTCGCTCCATCTTTATAGCGTCCGATTGATGATGATCACGACATACTTCGCGGTGCCGCCAGCCGTGGTTATATTCGCGTCGATTGATTGTCCGGACGTCTCCGTCGGCGTTCCGTTAAGGGTGCCCGAGGCCCCGCCTTGAGTTTGCGAGCAGGTCAAGGCGCCGCTGAGAATTGAGGTGGATGAACCCCCGGAAATGATTGGGGTCACGGTTGGCGATCCGGCGTCGGAATAGCAATTGACCCCGGTGATCGTCAAAGTCGATCCCGTTTTATTGACGCAAACGTCCGGTGTGTCGTTGTCGTTCGCCAGCGCCGCCGATGCAGAGCCTGGGTCGCCGATTATGATCTCGCACGGCCTGACCTTCGCATCGCTTGCCAACCGCGCATCGGCCAGCGTGCCGCTTCCGAGGTCTGAGGCGCTTCCCGTAGTCGCGACCGTGGCTAGTGTCGTCCCTCCGCTCTTGGTGCAGGTGATCGCATTCGATCCGGAGGTTGTGCAGTCGCCACTGATTTCAGCGGCGGTCATCGCCGATGAATTGCCGCGCACGAGGCCTGTAAGAGTGCTGGCTGTGCCAGTCCCGCCATGGGTTATTCCAAGCACTCCGCGGACTTGGTTCGAGAGATCAATCTGCGTGCCGGCGGCGAGACATATTCCGGCAGTCAGAATCACTATGGCGAGCAAGCGCCGTACCGTTTTTGTGTCCATTGTTCCTCGTTTTATTTCCAATAATCTGCGATGAAACCATCCGACCCGCCGGCAGCGACCGCCAGCGTGATCGCCGCTCCGGAACGCGTAAAATCGTTTCCTCCGCCTTCAAACTGTCGGATTCCGTTGCGATAGAGCTTGACGACCGTGTAACCCGTCGCCGTGCTAGGCGTATTCGCCAACGTTCCCGAAGTGCCCGAAAAAGAAACAGGTTCGCCTTCGACAGGCGAAGCGGCCGATACGAACGTCGAACCACCGGTCAGCCCGACGATATTTGTGCCGTCTGAAAAGATTTCGACAAGTCCGGCAGTGGCAAGAAGAGAAAGGGTCGTACCCGGCGCTCCTGTTACCTGGATGATGATCGTGTGGCCGCCGGTGGTAGCGTTCTGAAAAATGACACTCCTAGAAATTGCTGGCAGGTTGATGTGCCGGTCAGCCGTAAGTGCTCCGGTGATTTTGATGCATCCGGCGCTCGCAAGCTGCGCTTGCGTCAACGTCATGTCTGCGTCGGAATTCGCGATGGACACTACGGCATTGTCGGAGTTGTCGAACTTGTCCATCCCGTCGTTCATCGTCACTTCTTTTTGGTTCTGTGCGGCTGCGACGTGGACGATTCCTAATTGCGGCGTTGCCATGTTTCCCCCTAGATCGTTGCGGTTTTCGCGAAGCCGCGGCCGATTTCCCCGGATAGCTGAAAGATTTTCATGGTCACGGCCGCCTGCGCGGATCCGAAGTCCGTGGTTTGCTGTGCAGCCGAATACGTTGCCGTCGGTGAACTCAATCCAGAAATCGTGCGAACTACCGTCGAGCCGTTGAGGATATCGACTTCATAGGCCTCGGAATCTTCAGCGAGAGGAACCGTGCCGCTGAAATTAAGCCAGTCGCCGCCGATGCGCGTCCGGCGCTGCCAGGTAATCGTCAGATTCAGCGAACCATCGCGCGCGCCTCGGACATCGGTCGGCGCGTATGGCCGCAGATCGTTTCCCGTATCCGTGAATTGCTGCGACGTCGCGAGGGACGGGTCCTGGCCGTTTGTCACGCCCCGGTAGTAGCGAAGCTTGTCGACATCGGACAAAGGGCTCGCTTTGCGCTTCATGCCGGAATGCAGGTCGATGACTAGGTCGCCGACGCCATGCGTCGCGCAGTTAACCTCAGTGCCTCGCCGACCGCGCAAAAGGGTAGAGAGCGTCAGGGTGCCATCCGTCTCGACGTGGTCGTCGCGAAACTGAACAACTTCCCATCCACTGCTAGAACCGACCAATAAGGCGTTGCTGCCGTTCAGAACGTTCAGGTCGGTGTCGCCGGCCAGCGTTCCTTTGACCATCTGCACGTTCATGGTGTTGTCGCGATCCCATGTCCACGGCGATCGCGGAGATCCCAGCGCGTTGGTCGTATAGCCGAAGCTGACGGCCTGGTCGTCGGTGTCCTCGAGGCCGAAGCTGGTATCGTCCGAAGATTTGAACAGAACCCCACTGGTCCAGTTAGCGGCGCCTGAACTCATTGCGTAGTAATAGCCGGTGCCGACCGGGTTCGAATCCTGGTCTCGTAGGAGCGGGATGTCGAAAATCCACAACAGCGTTGGAGGCGCGACATCGGAAGGCGGACGGCCGCCGCCACCTCCTCCCAGCCCACCCTTTACGCTAGAAAGATAATTGCGGGCGTTGTCACCGACTCCGTTTATGGCCACGACAAAACCTTGGCCGATGCTGGTGTCCACGACTCGAATCTGAAAGGTCATCCCCTCATAGACAAATTGGAGAACGTCCGTCGGATCGAGAACCATGTACTTCGATTTCCAGAGGTTCACGGCATACGCGTTGCGTTCCAGCCAGCGAAGGTACAGGGCTTTTTCCGCGACCTGCCTGGCGAAATCCGCTTTCATCGTTAGCGGAAGCGTGATGATTTCCTGATTCCTGGTCGAGACAATACGCGAGTTCCGGCCCTTGATCTGCTTTCCCTGCTGGTAATCCAGGTCCTCATCGTTATAGAGAACCGTGACATCGCGCGGCAGATCCTGCTCCTGACCCTCGGTCTCGACTAGCTTCGCTTTGTCGGCTTCCATGCCCAGGTCTTCCTCGGGAATGGTTTCGACGGAAGCGAGCCCTCGTGGGACGCATTTCAGCTTTCCGTCCGATTCGCAAATGTCGAAGAAGAAGGCCTGCATCAAGGTCTGGAGGATCTGCGCGGCCGGCGTCGGCCTGGTGATCAGATACCCGCAACACAAATTTGTCGGTTTGAGGTTTTCAGAAGTCAGCAGCGAGACGTCCACAAGCGAGGCGTCAATTCCCGCTCGTTTGCACACGTCGAGCACAATGTCGCCGACCGGGATGCATACGTTTGGCGCGACCACCGGCGTCGCCTTGAAAGAAACGGCGACCGCAATCCACCCACCCGGGACGCTCTGTCCGAATGTCGCCGTGTAATCGCCAGGCGACGGTGCAACGTAGAATTCCGTGAGCACTGGACCCACGCCGCCGAGGATTTCACCAGGGCTGCCGATCGGCGTGAATCCCGCGCCGGCGCTTAGGCTTCCCGGTGCCGTCGAAAATGCGGCTGCGAATACAAACTCGCCGGGTTCGGTGGTTACCAGCGGGCCACTACTGATCGTCCCGCCGCTGACGCTGGTGTCTGAACTGTTCGCGCTTCCATCGACCAGGCTGGTGGAAGGAATTCCGGCAACCTCGATAATCCACCAGGCATTTGAAATGAGAGTGTCGACGGTGATGGTCGTCGGGCCCGAATGGCTTTCGGTGAAGGCATAATTGATGCCGAGTGCCGCGTACGATAAGCCATCCCTGACAGTGGCGCTTCCCCCGGACGCCCAAGAAAGATGGAATGCGTCATCGTCGATGCTGGAGGCCCCAAGACCATAGCTCCACATGACCAAAATCAACAGGCTGTTTGCGCTTACGTTGATTTCGAACGACGTCTCGGAAGTTCCATTGCTGTCGACGAAGTGGCTTTGGAGGATTCTGGACATTTAGACGATCGGGTCGGGGAAAGTAACTTCAGCGCGAAAGTTGGGAAGCCGGTTTCCAAAATTGGCCAATGGGAAGTTCTCCCACACGGCGTAGATCAGTGGGCGAAAGGCCGGAGTGATGTCCACACCTTCGGCGGCCTGGATTGTGGGATCCGGAAGCTGGGTTTGAGTCCCAGGATAGATCGTCGGCGGTACGTAATAATCGGCGAGAGGAGCCCAGTGGTCACTTCCTGCCGGCGAGTGGCCTACGTTTGGCAAGGTCGCTGCATAGATTTGGCCCCAATAGTCGACTGTGGCCCCTGGTTGATACGTGACAGCACTGTCCCACGATGGGTAATCCGAAGTGAGTTCCCAATAGAGCGAGTTTCCAGGCGGCGTCTTATCGTTGCTCGGCAGAATGGCTTGATAGTTCGTGCTGACGCCGCCGCTGACATACGAAACGATGTCGTCGGTGTTGTAGGTTACGGCCGGATCCCAGGGCGGAACTTCCCCGAGTGGGATGAAATTGCCTGGGTCCGCACCAGGCGCGGCATAGATGATTTTGCTGTCGCCCCAAATTCGGCGAATCGTGCCAGGGCCTTCGCCGAAAGCGACGGCAAAGCTGCCGTAGTACACGTAAATGAAAGAACCGCCTCCGCCGCCAGAGCCGCCGCCCGGCTCCTTTTGATTGATGAAGGTGATCTTCGGAGCCCAGATGACCTGGCCGGCAAATCTGTTGTTCGAATATCCGAATGGGATCGGCGCGCCATTCGCAGAGGACGAGACCTGCAGATCCTGCAGCGGCATCTGCAGCTTTTGCCGATTGGGAAAGGCAATCTGTCCGATAGCCCCGCCGACGGCGAGGCCGACGCTCGCGCCGGCGACGATGTCCGTTACCCATGCGCCGACCGCAAATGCTCCGAGGCCACCGGTCGCGACAGAGATGGCCGCGCCGGCCACCGCGGCGCCTACTGCCAATGCGATTTTTGCCATCTATGCGACTCCAGGGAAGGCAAACACGCCGGCAATCCTGCGCAGCCAGCGTATGTCCACAAGGTGTTCCACCACTTTGCGCTGCACGCTTTCGCTGTTGTAGCTATGAATCACGCCCAGCGTGCCGCCCTGCAAATCTGAAACGATGGCAACGTGAGTGATCGGAGTGAGTTTTTCGTTGCGGGTGAATGCCCTGCGGAACGTGGTCTCGGGAGGAATGCGCATCGTCACGATATCGCCAGGGATGATCTGATCGAGACTGGTTGGCGTGGTCAGGCGTTTGACGATGAGCCGCTTTTTACATTCTTCCTGCAGCTCGTCGCCGAACGGTTGGTTGGCGTAATCCTTGTAAAGAAGAGGGTGAAACGGGTTGCCGTCTTTATCGCAGAGACTCAGATCCGTTCCGACGCAGAGCACTACTCCAATGCAATCGATTCCCTTCCCTATCCGGCGCCCGCGCTGGCCGAACGGAGTGTCCAGATATTTTCGGGCAGCCTGAACCACGTCCTGGGCATTAGGCATTCGGATAACTGAGAATCGCGTCCATTCCAGGAATAAACGGTTCGCCGCGGAAGTTCACGATATTGCTGAATTTGTTCTGGCAGTCGCCGCCGGGGCCTACCAAATGGTTGCAACCCGGTTCGATAGAAAATTGATCGCCATGCGCCGGCGGAGTAGGCATCGGCAAGAAAAGTATCAGCGTCGTTCCATCCCACGATTTAATCTCGAAGGACCGTCCGCTCAAAACGCCCGAGGTGAACTGCAGAAATCCATCGTTGAACCACCCTACGTCTCCCACCAGCCCGGCTACGGGAACGATGGTTGCCGCGTCGCCCACACTGTCAACTGACCCGGTCTGGCGCACATCGTTCAAATCGAACATGCAGAGGTACTTGGAATTCATGTCGATTCCGTTCAGCCCGCTACCGAAAACCGCGCGACAGACCGGCCCATAGGTCCCCCCGAGGGTAGTGGTCAGCTTCTGCACCAATCCGCGCAGCTCGGCGGTGAACATTCCGTTGACCATCTTCACGATGCCAACCGTTGCTCTGCGAATCATCAGATCGCCCATGGTCAGGTCGGCCCAATTGACGATGCGGATCTCGACGTCGCAATCGTCATAGAGTCCCGCGCGCAGGTCGTCTTCGTTGATGGATTCAGAATCGAGGAAGGCAGTGACTTCGATGTTGTCGACGGAGAGGTCCGATTTGTTGGAGGCTGCGGTATTCGTGAAACCGGTTGAGCCCAGGTAGGTAACGCCGTTATAGGTGATGTCCGCGTCGAAATTCGTGAATCCCATCACCGCGCCATCCTTGCGCGTTACCTTCCAGAGATAGGCCAGGGTGGTCGGATTGCCTTCGAGATGGGCGGCGAGTTCCGGCGAGATGGTTTTCATTTAGTAGTTCGGGGGCAGCACTTCAATGAGATTGACGGAATTCAGGCTCACGATCGGATTGCCGTCGCGAGTGTTCGATTCTTCGACTTGCATCTGCAAATCGTCCATGTCGAAGCGCACCGGGTAGTGATACTGGAAATCAACCAGCGTTCCAGCACCGAGCCCGCTCACAATTCCCGTGGTGTAATCCACGTCGACGATCGCGCCGGTCCCATTCACCTTGACCGTGTCCTCTAGAGCGTTGCCCTCGTAGTCCACAACGTCCGAGGTGATCGGCTTGGTGATTGGCTGGATATAGGATCGACCGGCGATGGTTCTGGTGATTCCGAGCATCACATTGCCGTCGACTTCCAGGAGCGGCTGCGCGGTCGCCTTGAAATCTTTGTGATCCTTTAGCCGGAAGCCGTCAGCTTTGCCACCTACGACGGTAAAGAAAGCGTTCAGGAGGTCGGCGAACAGCTGGCGGTTTGCGAATTTTGCCGGTGTGATAAGCGAGACCGTCCATTTGCCGCGGGCCTTTGACCAGTTGCGATTGCGCTGCTCTTGGCCGGACAGCCCGAGATTCACCGTGGTGTTGAAGCCAGGGCCTCCGACCGCCCTATATGAGAGGGTCGTGGGGAATTGGACCTCGAGAAAAGCCATCTATGAATTCCTCGCATAGGCGATCGCGTTGACGCGATGCAGCTGCGCCATAATCTGAGGTCCGGAGCGCCGGAAAGAATCGGCATCATTGACGCCGTGCAGATGCATGTGAACGATGGAAGTGTGGTGAGTTGTGCCTCCCATGCTCAGCGATGGCGCGACTTGGCCCGCCTGCTTGGGCACGAAGAATTCCGGATGCTTTTCCCCGACGATGTAGGCCTTGCCGGGCGTAACATCTCCGCCATTAGCAAGGAACCCTCCGAAAAAGCTGCCGATCCCGCCAAACAGTCCGCCAATTGAGCCGCCGATCTTTGAAAGCACGCTGGTGATTGAACTGAAGACGGTTGAAAAGACACTTGATACTTTCGAGAAAATCCCGCTAAATGCTGCTTCAATGCCGCCGGTTGCGCTGGAACCGCCGTTCGCCTGCCCGGATCCGAATAGCCCGCCGACTTCTCCGTCCGCCATCTTCACGTAGAACGGATTGCTCGCGGATCCGTCAGCCTTGGCGCCGCCGAATCCCAGCTTTCCCAGGACGGTAGAGAACAACTTCTGGAAGCCAGCCTTGGCAACCGATTCCTCGAAGCCCTGAAACATCTGTTTAAAATTGGCCTTGCCGGTGACAACGAACTTGGCGAGGTTTGTCGATAGTTCATCTATCGCCTTCCCGATTGCCTGGAACAATTTCGCGCCGAAGTCCTGGCCTTCCAGCACGACTTGATTCATCGTCGCCCGGAATTTTGCGCTGAAGTTTCCAACCTTGAGCGCCGCGGCGTCCCACTGTTCGATATTCCTGCGCTGCGAATCGTAAATTGCAGAGTCCACCAGTAGCGTCGACCGGCCGTAATCCTGCAATCTCTCTCTCACCGTCAGGAGCTTCTCGGCTTCCAGATCATACGTTTGCAGGAGATCGTATCGTGCGGCTTCCTGGTCGATCGAATTCGAGAACGCCTCATCGGACTTCTGCTTTTCAAGTTCACGGATTCGGTTGACCTGGCCTTCATCGGCGGACGGGTTTGCATTCTTGAACTGCGTCACCTTTAGCTCGACCTGCGCAGCCCTCGCGGCAGCAGCTGTCTCGAAATATGCGGCCGAGATTGCCTGAAGCGCGGGGAGTTCGGCGTCGAAAGCGGTGGTCGCTTTCTTGACCTCGAGGTTCAGGTCGGCGTGAACCTTGGCGGCATACGCCACCCTGTCCGCCGCCAGTTCTTTATTCGCGAGCGCGTAGCCCTCTCCGAGCTGCTGAACCTCTGGATTCTCGTCGCCGAGTTTTGCAGCGAGCTGGTCGTGCGCATCCTTCAACACTTGGACCTTAGCGACCTGGTCAGCGAAATGTGAATTGACGAGCGCCGCTGCCAGTCCAGCAGTGCCATAGGCAGCCGCCAAGGCCTCGGCGGCCGTGGTTTCCGATTCGAGTTTTAGGTGTTGTTTGTCCAGTTCTGAGACGATTGCTTTGATGGCGGCGCCATATACCCCGGCCGCGGCGGCACCCTCGATCATGCCCTGGTTGGAATCAACGAATGACAACGCTGAAGCGCGGAGAGTGGGGTTCTTCTCTTTCGACGCCATGTCGCGTAGCTTGCCGTACTCGTCGGAACCCTTCTTGACCGCCTCGGCGATCAGCTGCTCCGCCTGGCTGCCGGCTTGGCCGATTTTCAACCACTCTTCGGTTTCCCGGGCCAATGCGGCGATGCGCTCCTTGATGCGCTCGAGGATGCTGTCTTCTTTCGCGGGCTTGGCGTCGACGTCGTTTCTACCGCCGCCGCGTTCATGTCCGGTCGTGAATGGCGCGCGAGGCCCGAAAAGATTCTCGATCAGATTGGAATTCTTCTGCCACGCCTTGCTGTTTTCCGAGATGAATTGCGCGTCGATGGCCTTCATCCGGTCGCGGCTTTCCTTGAATGCCGCAACTAATCCGGATGGGCTGGATGATGTCCCGACTGCCCAGATGCCCTTTCCGAGTTCTTCCAGCTGCGCCATCGCGTTGCCGATGCCGCGGCCGATGCTCCCAAATGCGGTCAGGAATGTATCGCCAAGCGCGATTGTGACCTTTGTGAGCCACACGACCCCGTCAATAAAAGCGTTCAAGCCCGAGGTTTTGTCTTTGAATCCGTCAACCAACTGGGAAGTGATGAGTTGCAGCGCCGGAAGCAATTCGCGCATGAGGTGAATTTCTAGTCCCTGGCCCACCGCCGTCAGGGTGTTCAGGCTTTGTTCGAACTTGTGGGCAGCCTCGGCAGTTTCGGTGTCCAGAACGATTCCAAGGGATCGAGCCGTGGCCAGGAAGTCGTCGATTCCGTCTTTGCCCTGATTCAATATCGGAATCAGCCCGGCGCCAGCCTTCCCGAAAAGCTGGATGGCGAGAGCGCCCTTAATCGGCCCGTCCTCCATGGCCGCAAACTTCTCCGCCACGTCGCGAAACACATCTTCAGTGCCGCGTAACTCGCCGTTCGAATCCCGGACGGAGATACGCATCCGCGAGAAGGCGTTTACCGTGCCAGGTGCAGCCGTTGCCGCCGCGAAGATGGCCTTATTGAGCTTCGTGAGGCCGTTCTCCATAACTCCGGCCTCAACCCCGGACTGCTTCGCGACGAAGGCCATGCCCGACAGCGTTTCGACGGTCACGCCCGTCGTCTGCGACATCACCAGCATTTTGGCTGCGGCCTCAGCCGTGTGAACGGTAAGCCCAATGGCTGCGGCTTCCACGGCGGCGAGTGCGCCAACGGCTATACCTCCGCCTATCGCCAGAAAGTTCATGCCGCCGCTCATCTTTGCGAGCGACTGCGTTGCGGATCCGCCAAGCGAGCCGATCTGGCCGAACACCTCGCCGATCACATGGCCGAACTCGCCAAATGGCGCGAGCATACTCCCGGCAATTTCGCCAAGTTTAGAGAATGACTCGTGGATTTCGCCGCCCGCATGTTTGGCTGCGGCCGACGCGCGAGTCATCCCCTCGATGAAGGCGGCTGTGTTCGCCTTTAGATCGACTACGATTGTTCCGAGTGTGTCTGCCATTGCTAGTTTGGCTTACCTGGTCCGCAACCGAAAAACTTGACCATCGACGTAAGCATTTCCGCCGTGGTCTTTGATTCCATCTCCTGCAGCTCTCGCTTCCGGCGCATCTCTAAATAATCGGGAACATATTCAATCGCCTCGGCGGCCGGCGTGCCTTCCCCGCGGAATGCATTTCTGATCGTTGAGGCGATGATCCCGGTTTGGTACTGCCTCCGGTTTTTTTCCTCGACGCGGCGCGCAAGCAGCGCCTCGAACTGCGCTTCTGTCAGCCGGCCGAACTCGTCATAGTCAAGGCCGAGGTCGTATCGGGCGATGGCCCAGAGGTCGATCCAATCGGCTCCGGCGTCGCGTTGTTCGCCGCCGGAATTGGAGGGTCCGGTTGTTTTAAGCCGGCCTCCGCTTTCCGTTTCACATCCTCCATGAATTCGCGCTTCTGCTTCGGCAGGTTCAGCAGGTAAGCGTCCCAGCACGCCTTGGTGATGACGTCCGAATTGCGCTCGTCCATGTAGGAACGGATTACCTCGAGCCCTTCGTCGGAGTTGTACTCTGGATGCCGCGCGATGATCCCAGCCCAAAACAGAGCGCTGATAAAAATCGGCTCACCTACATGCGACCAGGCCGCGAGCTCTGTCAGCTTGATTCCCATGGGGTATTTCTTGCAGACGGTTTTTTCCTGCAGTGCCGCCGCCGCGTTGAAGTCGTAACAGATATGGAATTCTTTCTTTTCCGTCACGCCACCGTCGTCTTGCACTTCCAACGTGAGCGACAATGCCTGAATGATTCGCTTCTTTAGTGCCGTTTCAGCCATTACGACAGCCTCCTAAGACAAAAAAGGGCGAGCCGACGAATCGACCCGCCCAAGATTTCCACCGAATGAAAACTGATTACGCGCCAGGCGTGAAAGTGACCGCTCCGGTGACCTGCAGCTTCACGGACTTGGTCGCAGCCTTGCCGAAATCGAGCGCAATGTCTTCGCTCTCGACGTAGGCGAGGAAGGTCCATGCGCCGCCACCAGCGCTCTCCGGCAACAGCACCTTCCACGGGCTTTTTACCTGATTGTTATAGTCGTCGAGGAGTGTCGCTTGGGTTGCATCACCCGGTAAATAGTTCACTTCGAAATCCCATGTGCCCGGGGTCTTCATCGTTGGCAGCATTTCCTCATCGGAACCGCTGTCCATGTTCGTGACGTTGTCAAAATTCGACTTCGCGCCGGTTCGGGTGATCTTCCGGACTTCTGCAAGAGTCGTGTAGCCTGTCGGTGCGTCGGGGTTCGTCCCGCGTTGTAGCTGCGTTCCCCGTGGACATACTGCGTTGCTCATGGTTTTCTCCTTTTAGTTTCGAAACTTTCCCAGGGGAACCCCCGGAAAAACTTGTTAGGTGCCGCTGTCCTGATACGTGATCTTGAAATCGACTGCCGTGCAGTAGACGGACGGCGCATCCTCAAACAGGTCCACTTCGCTCTCGCGCTGGGCATGTTCGATGATCGTTCCGTCGTCCAAGGCCCCGGTGAAAAGCTCGAGCTCTTGCCGCAGAACCCGGGCGACTTTCTTCGCGTTGGCATAGAGCTTGCCGTAGCAGTTAAATTGCATCCGCGAGTGTTGCAGCTGATCCGGGCCATCCATCGAGAATTCCCCGTCGCCGTGGATCTCGCGGTAGACGATGGCGGGAAGGTCGGAGGGGGCTTTGAGCTCAGGCAGCTGCCCTGCATAGGTGCGCGGCCCGACCAGTGCCGAAATCGGCCCGTTGGCGGTTAGAAAGCTCTGTATCCCTTCGACCAGCATCTATTGCAGCTTCAGCCCTTCATCTTCGAGCGTCTGGCGGAGATCAGCCTTGAACTTGTCCAGAACTTCCTGTTTTTTGGCCTCGAAAGAGGGCACAGCGAATGCGTATGCCGGTGGCGCTGGGACCTTGCCCGTAGTTCCACCTTTTTTGCGAAACCGGACCTTGGTGCCCTTTTCCATGAAAACGGCCCAAAACACCTTTCTAGGAACGCCTACAGCGACCGATCCTTCAAGATCCGACTTCACGCGCACCCTCATCGTTAAGGTTTTCGCGATTACGCCGAATAGATCAAAGCCGCCCTTGAAATGGTGAACACCTCGGACGACTCGAGCCTTCATCTCGGTCAACCAAATCTGCCCCGCAGCCCGCAGCGATCGCCTCATGATCTTGCGCGAAGCCTTGATAGGCAGGTGCTCAAGCTTGTCCTGGAGCTCGGAAAGGCCGCTGATTTTTACTTCGACGACTTTTGCCATTTAGGAAGCGACGTTGATCGCCGAGTCATTGCGTTCGCTGCACAGCAAGAACAAAATCTTTTGCTGCTCGTCAGGGTCCACGGCGGCTTCTATCTTGAAGACACGGTCACGAAACCAAATACGCATACTGGCTTTCACGCCGGAGAGATAGCGAATCGTTACGCGGTGCGTAACTTCTGAAGCCTCTTGCTGTGCGGTATAAACCGTTCGCCCAAAGGCAGTCGCGGAGAGGGCTTCGACAGCAGCCCATACCTCCGCGAATACCGTCACATCTTCGGGGTCCCATCCACCTGAGGTGTCTTTCGTCAGGTTTAGCTGAACGATCTTCACCCGCCAACGGAAGTTCGTTCCGTTGATGATGACGTCTGAATCGAGAGGCATTTAGGCTGCGGAGACGTCGCGATCGGCCTTTGCGACAACCTCGAACTCTTCGGCGTTTGTTCCACCAGACGCGATAGTGATGTTCGTCACGTCGTAGAATACGGCCAATGTGCTCGACAGGTCCGTCTCGTGGTTGATTGTGTGGGTGGTAAGCGTCGCCGTCAGTGCCGCTGTCGTCAGGTCGAGTTTCTTTCCGGTTACAGTGACGACCGGCGAACTCGACAGCGCGGTCACATTCTTTATGACAAGCTTCGCGCCGGCATAAAGAGTTTTGTCGATCGCGGCGACGTGGGCGTAGGTTCCAGCCGCTGCGCCGGTCATGCTGAAGGTTGCGAGAACCAGGTCATTTGGGTTGAAGGCATTCTGCTTCGAAAGCGTCTTCAGGTATTTCTTGAAGAATCCGTGCGCGCGAAGCGTCGGGGTCATGCCCGTCGGCCCGTTCAGAGAAGTCAGGTACGCGTCGAGGCCCGCGAAGCCGTACCCCTTCAGATGTGTGTCGATGGCTTTGATCATGTTGCTAATGCTGGGAATCGCCAAAAGGAAGCCATCCGGAGGCACAGGGTGATTTTCTGCGAGGATCCGCGCCGGCGGGAGCAAGTCCGCCTCGACGTCCATATCGTCCAAGCCGAGGATGAAAGTGCCGATGCCTCCGGCCCCGGTCAAAACGTTGTCTGATGCCAGCGCCATTCCAGCATTGAAACTATCGTTGAATTCGGGATCGCCAACGGACTCGCTGGCGAAACGTGCGAGTTTATCGAGGATCGTTGTCAAATCGCCTTGTGAAATCTGCCCCATAGCTATTTCTCCTTAACCTTCGGTTGGATTGAAGTCCTTAATTCGGTGTTCCCACAGCAGGTCCCTAAGATGACTCGGGAGTTCGGTCGGCTTGGCTCCCGGCGTGGTCAGAAGCGGATCGCGGAAGTCATAGAGGCCCTTGGTGTAGATCAGCAGCGGCGTTTTAAAGATGGCAGGAACCGCATCCGCATTGACGCCGTACCCTGCGATGAAATAAATCCGCACCGCATTCGGAATCCGCTGCGCGAGCGGCCAGCAATAGCTTCCTCGATTGACGTTCGGGTAGATGCGGCCTGGCTCCGAATTCGTATCGACCAAAAAATCCCCGGCCGGCGCAGGACCGATGCACTTCCAGCTGATTTCGCCGTCGTCGACTGTATCGCCAGGAGTTGTCGGCCAGGTCGGTTCGGTTTCCCCACTACTGCTTGGATCTCCGCCGCCTTCTTCCTCGCCTGTCGCAACTTCCTGAATGTTGCCGTTCGGATCGAGTATCTGAAAGCCGACGATGTAGACCGTGCTCGAGCTCCAGGAAGCGTCGACCTTCGGCACCATGGTCTGCAGCGTTCCAGTGAGGTCGAAATATTCGACTTTCGACACTTGCGCCAGCGGCGACCGGGAGATCTTGATCTCCAAAGGATGCCGGCCGGAATGGTGATGCCCTCGATGCGGAAAGTAGTCGAGCGCCTGGACGAACGACTTGTTCACCAGCGACCGCCCCAGGAACCCCTCGATCTTGTCCGTGGCAGCGGTCAGGTACATAGTGATCAAGTCGTCGTCGACAGTCGTGTCGATCTTCATGTGGTTCTTGGCCACCTGAAGCGGCACCGCCAGCGTCGCAGCCGGCGTTATGACTTTGAGTCCTGGCATTTACTTTTTCTTTTTCTTACCCGGGGTCTCCGCTTCTTCATGTACTTCTTCCTCGACCTGCGGCGGCGCGTCGATAAATTCGGCATGGCCGTGCTTTTCGAGATCGACCGCAAGCTTGTCGTCCACTTCGATTTCCTGCCCCTTGCAGCCGTTCAGGCCTGCATGCGTTACGTTTTCCAGTAGGCGAATCTTCATTTCTTCCCCTTTTTCTTCTTAGATTTGCTGGCTTCAGGGCTGGGATCATCGGCAACCACCGCGATCTCTTGGGGCGAAAGCGGTTTTGCCTCGTCGGAATATCGTTCTGCGCGACCGAGATTGATCAGATCTCGCGCGACAGCGAATTTCATTTCTTGAATCTCGCCCTTTTTCGGGCCATCTTTCATCACGATCAACATAAAGGGAGTGGGCGACCCAGGGGTGGTATGGATCGCCCGCGTCTGCTCCGTTTTTGGTTTGACTTTGTTTTTAAGTCGTGGCGGTGACTTGGGTCGCGCCGGCAAACCGTGCGCCGGTGAGGATTGCAACGGCGCTCGCGATGACGCTGTTCGAGCCGTTGGTCAGCACCAGTTGCACGTAGGGATTGCCGTCCGGCAGTTCACGCGCATCGATTTCGATGACGTAGATGATGCCGTCGTTCGCCGACGGCGTGTAACCCGCCGCCGCGACCGCAGTCCGTGCGCCGAGGACGTTCTGATCCGCGCCAGCCGTTTCCTGAACGTAAATCGAAAACGCCATCGCGGTGTTGCCAGCGACGTCGCTTCCGATTGCCGCGGTTGCCGTGCCGTACTGCACGATGATCTTCGTGAAGGCCGCAGCCGATACGCCGATCTGAAGCAGGATCGTCGCATGGCCATGGTTCTTCATGTTGAACGCTTGGCACTTTTTCCCGCCGGTAATATCGACGGCCGGCAAGATGTTTACAAAATGAGCTTGTTCCGCTAACACTGCACCTTGCATTTTGTGTTTCTCCTTTTCCTGAATTTTTGAAGGGCGGCGTCAAAGCGCACCGCCCAGGCCGAATTGTTTATGCGACCGATTACGGACGGGTCGCGAGAGTGATGAAGGGCGACTGCGTGTTGCTGCCGTTCTTCGGGGTCAAGGCCGAATTCCACCAGGGCTGGCCGTCGCAGCGGTAGATCATGCGGAACGTCATCTCATCGTTCAGGAAGCGGACATGCATGGACGAATCCTGCCGCACGCCGCCCTTGTCGATCATCACGTACTGGCTCAGATCGGCCAGAACGATGTCACCGGGCGTCCCGAGCGTCGCGTTGTGCTCGGTCGGAATTACCGGCCGGCCCAACAGCGTGCCGTACTGGTTGCCGTTATTCCCCGGAGGGAAGTACAGCAACTGGACGGCGGTGCCGCTGCCCAAGGTCAGAGGGAACAGCTTCGGTTCGACGTCCTGATTGATCAGCCAAACGGCGTTGGCTCGGCTGCGCGCAGGCAGGCGAGACCACATGTTCAGCACGTCGGTCGTGCTCACCGTCGCCGAGGAATCGGCGCTGTCCTTGGCGACCTGAATGACGCAGTTGGCGTTGATGAAGCCCAAAGGCTTCCCGACGCCGTCTCCGCTGAAGATCGCATCCTCGAGCTTGAATCCGATTTCTTCCGTGAAGGCCTCGGTGAAAACCGCTTCGAGCGCGGTCGAGTCCTGCAGGATTTCGTCGGTGGCATAGAAGACCGCCCCGAGCTTTTGCAGGTTCAATTCGATCTGGCGGAACTTCGGCTTGGATGCGGTCAGCGCGTCAGCTTCGTTCATCCAGTACCCGCGCACTCCGCCCCAACGGGATCCGTCGGCGCGGCTGGTCTCGTCGATGGCGTTAATCTTCAGGCCGTTGAAGTTGGCGCCGACCGGGATGTGCAGCACCCGGGAAGAAATCGACCCGGTTTCATACACGCGCTTCAGGACCGTGTTCGACAGGTCCTTCTGCACCAGATAACCGCCGTCCGATGGAACCGCCTCGGAGGCTCCGGAAGCCGCGGCAAAGAGCCGCGGATCGACGCGACGGCCGCCACTGCGCTCGGCCATCACGATCGCCATCAGCTGCTCGCCCAATGAGGCGAACTTGGTGGCATCTTTCGGGCCAGGCGCTCCGGCTGCCGCGGCCGCTCCGGCGTTTGAATCGCCGACGGGGTGCAGGCTGCGTTCCATTTCGAGAAGATGGGTTTCCCGCTTCAGATCCTCTTCGATCGAGGCAAGAAGAGCCACGTTCTTGTCATATGCGACCTTTTCCTCTTCGGTAAGGCCACGATCCTCGGCGCGCGCCTTATCGAGCTGGGCACGCATTTGCTTCGTCAAATCGGCCTTGCGTTGAAACAAGGCTTTTGTATTCGACATGTCCAATGCTCCTTTTTTGAATTAGTTACACGACGCCGCCGGCGGTCAGATGACTGAACGCAATTTGGCGCATTCCTGCCGTTGCCAGTTGCCCGACAGCGACTGAATTTCTATAGAAGTGCGAGTTCCCTTTCGCGAAGATCGTGGTCCGCTGAGGCGCTCATGCGCTTGGTCGATGCGACGACGCCGAAACGCGCAAGCGTTTCATCGAGAGTCGCGACTCCGTCGACCATTCCCTGCTTCAAGGCCAGCGAGGCCATGACCATGCGGCCTTGGCCATAGCCGTCCGCTACGGCGGTCTGCGCAACGCCGCGATTCTTGGCGACAGCCTTCACGAACATCGAATAGAAGTGATCGACGTCTGCCTGAAGGGCGGCCTTCGCCTCGTCGGAGAGCGGCTGATAGGGGTTGCCCTCGGTCTTGTACTTGCCGGCGCTGATCAGCGTGACCTTCACGCCTTCCTTTTCAAGCGCCTGCGACCAGTCCTCGTGCGCGCCCCACACGCCGATCGAGCCGACGGCGCCGCTAGGCGTGACTACGAGTTCGCTGGCCGCGGATGCCAGCCAATAGGCCGCGCTGGCCGCCATGGTGTTGGCCACAGCCACGATTTTCTTCTGCCCGCGCGCGGAGTGGATCTCGTCGGCGAGCTCCGGCACGCCGTCGACCGAGCCGCCCGGAGAATCCACGTCGAAGACAATCGCTTTCACGTTCGGGTCATTCAGCGCCTGGCGGAAGGTTGCAGTCAGCTTTTCGATAGAAGTTCCGCCCGGCCCGCTGATGTCCTGCACCATGTTCATGCGGTGAGCGACGACGCCGTAAATCGGAATGAGCGCGACCACGCCCGGAGTCTTCGGCGTGACGCGCGGACCGGCGCCGATGCGATCGCGAACTTCCTCGTCCGTCAGTTTGTTGCCGGCGCCCCAGAACTGCATCAAAGCATCGATCTGCCGCAGCTTGTCCGGGAGGATGGCCCACGGTTTTCCGTAAAATTCAGACCGGATGTGCTGATATTTATTCATTGGCGTTCACCTTTAGGCGTTAGCATCTTCCGTGCTTTCGCGAGAATCGATTGGATCCGCAGGCGGCGCGCTGCCAACCGGCGTAGACATGTTCGACGGGCGCATATAGGTATCTCCCCCGTTCTCTTTCGAAATCGGGTTGAGGTTCTCCGCACGGCGCACATCGTTCGGCGACATAAATCCGTTCTGGACTGCCACGGAATAGGCTTCATACCTGCTCTTCAAGTCGCCCCGGAGCAGCGCATCCATAAGAAACTCGGCGAAATACTCGTCCGAACCGATTTGCAGCGGCTTAATCAGGTCCACCTTGATGCGGCGCTCCCAGCGCACGACGCGCGGACGGATGCAGTCGGTCGCGAACTCGATGTTTTGCTGCTCGATGTTTGAGAACGTGGCCTTGGTCAGGTCACCGATCTTATGTGCCTGCATCCTGAAAAAGCGGGCGATCTCAGCTGTCGAAAAGACCCGCGCCTCGAGGAACTGCGAGTCCTTGTTGTTCAGTGAAATCGCTTGGTACTTGATTCCCTCTTCGAGAATCGCGATCTTGTGCCGGTTGTGCCCGGCGTGCGCTTCCTGGAAGGTTTCCTTTGCCCTCTTGTAGGCCTCTTGGCTCATCGTCTGCGGATGTTCCAGAACGCCGCGTGGCTGCGCATCGTTCTCGAGGAAGCGCGCCGCATAGTCTTGTTGCCCTAGGCCGACGCCGATGGCTTCGCGGGCCAGCGAAATTGTGCTCATCCCCGTCATGCCGTCGGACGAAAGCCCGCGCATGTGGAATATCTCTTCCTGCGCATAGATCTCCGGCTTACCGGTGTACCAATCGGTGACTCGATATTGCAGCCGGCCGTTAGACAGGCGCCGGACCTGAACGCGATCCGGATGAATCGGAATCAGTTGATCGACGGCGCCGGCGGGCCCCGATTGAATCAGCGAATAAGCGTTCCCGCGCAGCTCGAGGTGCCCCTGGCACATCTCGATCCATTCCATGGACGTCTGCCATTGATTCGGCTGATCATGGAGCACCTTATAGAGCGGATGCTCGGTCGCGCGAATCTTTCCGCCATCCGGAAGCCGCTTGTAAATGATTAGCGGCAGCGAAGCGATGGTTTCCGCGCAAACCCTGACGCAGGCATAGACCGCTGCAAGCCTGAGCGCGGTTTCCGGAGTGACGTTCTGCCCAGATGCCGAACCATAGCCCGTATATCCGCTGTAATAGCGGTCATCGAGCGGATTGACCGATGTTCCGCCACCCGCAGAAGCTTCGAGCGAGCTGCGAAACAGCCTAACGAGTCCCACTGGTTTCCTTTGGTCTGCCGCTCAAGATGTACGAGTACCAAATCAAAAACGCGCCGGCGATGATCAGCGCAGCCGGGCGATAGATCCAAAAGACTCCGGAAACCAGGAGCAAAAGGCCGATGAGCGCGATGACGTCTTCGCCGTCCGGCCGCCAGCCGACTTTCTTTTCCTCGACCGGTTCGGTCACAGCGTTAGCACGCCTCGGGTTTCATAAACTGATTTCGCCTTCGGCGGGCTTGCGATGGTTCGGCCGAGCGCCATGATCAGCGCGACCATGCCGTCGATTTTTGCCGCGTGCGCTTTCTTCACCGGCCGCTTGTTCCCGTTATTGTCTTCCTTCACGACCAGGTTCGAAGCCATCCACCGGAGCACTGGATTTCCGAGATGCGCGATCCGCTTCCCAGGAATCATCGTTTCGAGCAAGCGCTTCGTCGGCTCGGCGAACATGGCGACGGTCTGCGGGAACTTCACCAGCCGATCGACGTGGATGCCTTCCTTCTGGAGGTCGTTCGCGAATTGCGTGGCGTTCCAGGGATCGAAGGTGATTTCCTTGACGTCGTAGCGCTTACAGTCATCGAGGACTTGGGACTTGATCTCGTCATAGTCGATGACGTCGCCAGAGGTCAGCCGGAGGAATCCTTCCCGCGCCCAGACGTCATACGCCGCCTGGTGAGATCGCCACTTGTCCATCATTTCCTCGACGTTATCCTGCGGCAGCCAGAAATCCGGGATGCAGATGAAAGGCTCTTCTTCGGATTCGGGCGGGAAGAGTTTCATCGATGACGCGATGTCCTGTGTCGAAGAAAGGTCCAGGGCGACGATGCAGGGTCGGCGTTCTAGTTCCTGCAGCATCCGGTCGCGCAGGACTTTGGCGTCGATTCCCTTTAGCGAGAACCCGACGCACTGATTCCACTGCTCGATCTTGATCGCCGCGTGCTCCTGATTGGTCCAGACATTCAGATGCAGCCGCAGGAAACCGTTCAGGGATGATGGCTGCTGGTCGGCCTTGCGCGCGCCCTCCCGTAGGGTTTGCAACTTTACCGAAATATCGAGATTTGGATTGGCCTTGATCCAGTTCGCTTCATTGCGCCAATCGTCACCCTCATCGATACAGGCGATAAACGCGAACACGTCGTCGCCTTCCTTGATTCCCTCGAGGATCGCGACGCTGCGCTCCCGTTCTTCCCAGCAGATAGAGTCGCGGTCGTGGCCCGCGGTGGTGATCTTGAAGATCAGCGGCTGTCGGCGGGAACCGACCGCGGTCTCCATAACCTGCAGCAGCGCGCGAGACTTGTGAGCGTGGAGCTCGTCGACGATTACCTCGTGCGGATTGAGGCCGTCAAGAGTGTCGGAATCGGCGCCCAGCGGCTCCATCTTTGAATTCGTCGCCGGAACCGACATGTTGTTCCGCCAGGAATCGATTCTCTTTGCGAGCCCGGGCGAGGCCTTGCGCATCTTTTCGGCTTCTGCGAAAACCAGCTTAGCTTGGTCCTTCTTCGTCGCCACGCAATAGACTTCCGCGCCCTCTTCGCCGTCGGCGACCAGGCCGTAAAGCCCGACGCCAGAGCAAAGCGTAGATTTGCCGTTCTTGCGGGCGATTTCGATATAAGCGGACCGGAACCGGCGCGTCCCGTCGGCGCGCTTCCAGCCGTAGAGCACCCAAAGGATGAATTTTTGCCAGGGTTCGAGCTTGAATTCCTCTTTGGCGAATTCGCCCTTGCTGTGACGCAGCAAGGAAAAGAAATCGAGCACATCCTGGCCGGCGGACGGATCGAACCACAGCCCGCGGCGGTGAGCTTCCTTCAGGTCCCGCAAATGCCGTTTCGCGGCCAGGCGCACAAACTTCGAGCAGACCAGGTCGCCGCCAGCGGCCGCGCGCGCATAAATCTCGGCCGGGTGCGAAGTTACCGTGTTGCTTTTGCGTTCGATCTTCTTAGTCATTCGGAATGGCGGGCAATTCCTTTTGTAGCCAGGGAACCATCGAAATGACCTTGTCGAACACGGAATCCGAGAACCATCCGAGAATCCCGGCCATTGCTACCTGGGTTGCCAGTGTTGGCATGAGCTTTTCGAGATTTGCGATCGATGGGTTATTCCAGAGCAGAACGAAGGTAAGCGTGGTGAGGAAGAGGCGGCAAATCAGAGGCACCCAGCGCAGCGCGAAATAGCCACGGAGCGAGCCGACAGCGTTGAGCTTGCTCTTGATCACTAGATTCGCAGCCAGAAGAACGTGCAGCGATTGGCCGATGAAATAAAGAATCCAGACCGCCAGATAGCTCATGGTGCGATGTACCCCGTCAAAGTGGCTCCGAAAGCTGTCGCTGCTGATGGCCGAACGCAAATCGCGTTGGCTGCAGTCGGTACGAGCGGCGAGATCAGATCCACATCGATCAGCTGCGGCGAAGTAGTCGTGGCGTTCGTGCCCATCTGAAATTTGTGGGTCAATGCGGTTGTGCCGGTCCCGCAATTCGTACTCGTGCCAAAAACAACATCAAGCGTCTGAACGGTCGCGGCCTGGTTTGAAAGCGCGATGTCGGTGACGTAAGCCCGAAGCCCAGATGCAGGAGCCGCCTGGCACTGCGTGGTGACGGTTGCGGCCTGAACGAGGCAACTGAATTTTGTGACCGGTGCGGAGACGTTCGACTGACCGTAAACGGCATACGAGTAAAGCCCCAGAGTTACTACAGCCGCCAGGGCCAGCAATAACAGTCCGGAAAAACGTCTCATTGATACCCGATGGCTCCGCCCGTGACGCCTGCACCGGAGGCCGTCCACTTCACGCCGCTGGTGAATGCCATGCCGTAGAGCGGCTGAATCAGCTGAGAGTTCGCGGGAATCGAGAATGTCAGAACGTCATTGATCGGTGTGCCGGCGTTGTCCGTGACTGTGACTGTGAGGGATGCGCCGGTGGTGTTGTTCATCACGATGGCGACCACGCAGGTCGTCGCCGAGAAAACCACCGTGGCGGAAGTTGGAACCGCCGCAAGTGCCTGAGACGCGACCGTGTTGCCGCAAGCGGTCTTTGGAACGGTATTGACGGTGCCGCTTACTGGCTGAGTCGCTTGCCAAAACGTACCGCTGACCGGTTGAATCGCCTGGAAGAATGCTCCAGAGACAGGCTGCGTCACCGCGGAGCCGTCTACTTTCAGCGCCCCACCTGCGGAAACCGTTGCCAGGTTCGTGCCAGCGGAATCGACCAGCTTTGTTTTCTGCGAGCCGCTCGTCAGCGTTGCATCCAGCGCCAGCCCGTTGGTTGTTCCGATGTTCGCCGTGACCGTGCTGCCAGGCCCGCCGGACTGCTGTAGCTGGGCGCTGCCAACCAGGGCGACGCAGACAATCAAAACCAGAGCGGCCAAAAGCGGTCGCCCGAATCTGTTCAATATCATGGCTTGGGTCTCCTCAGATAAATTCAACGATCACGTCGAACGTGCATGGCCCAGGGTCATCTACTTTCAAATATGTGACGATGTCGCCTTCGCCGAACCGCGACATGCTCACGCCCTGGTGCGGGGCGATGAGTCCGTATCCGATTCCCTGCGCCATTCGATACCAGGCTGATGTGTTTCCTGGACATGAACTTCGAAGCAGGGCTTTCCCATTCTCAGTTCCGAGGATCGCGAAATAGGAACAAGCTGCGGGAGCAACGATCGCCGTATAGTCGTCGGTCGAGACAGTGAAGCGCCGAATCTTTGCTTGGCATTCAGACATTTAATTGACGACGTGCCTGGCATTGGTCTTTTTCTGAAAATAAAGATCGGCCGGATCCGGATTCTTGGGTTTTTCAACATGGAGTTTGCTCCGCGATGCCGGCGTCATTCCGAACTCGATCAGAAAAGACTTCTTCGTCTTCAAGGCCTCATTGGCGATGGCGACGGCAGGATTCTTTTCGGTGATGTAGGCGACGATCGTGCCTTCTTCCGCAGTTCCCTTCCGGCCCATGATCGGCGTCTTCAGCAGAATGCCGAACTGCTTGATCTCCTCATTCGCACGCATCCAAATGTCGAACGCGTAGCAATAGCCGGCCAGTGCTGATCGATCGACCGGCGTTAGGACGCCCATCTTCTTCAGGTGCGGCACCATCGCGTCCCATTCCTTCTTTGCCGCGTCGGACAGGCCGACTGGCATTTCAGGATCGCCCACTTCGATCTGTGGTTCGTTCAGGTTCTGCGGCCGCTTGCCAGGATTGCCGCGCAGGTCCTTCACCGCGGTCGGAAGTGGACGGCGACCTCTAGCCATTCGACGAGCCAGCATCATGCTGAGAGACGAGAGTCGCGAGAGTTGTGCGCGTGTCGACGCCTAAGACGGCGGCAACGTTCCGCGCCCAATTAGGATCGCCAGACCACTTCAGAGCGACTTCCATCACTGTCAGATCAAGGGTGTAAGTGTGTGAAGCACCTGAGAGCATCCGGCGAACTTTTTTATAGAGAGCGCCCCATCCATCGGTTGGCGTAGCATAAATCGTAATCTTCGCGCCGTGCGCGCCGTGCGTTTGCACGAATCCATGACCGACGTCGCCATCATCGGTGAGGTTGCCAGGATTATTTGCGCACAAAGTCGGCCCTGGCTTGCCAAAACCTTCGGCCTCTGCGATCGCTTTGCAGAATTTCTCGATCAGAACTGTCGAAACCATTAGATAACCGTCTTGGTTATTGATTCCATTGTACTTACGGGCGATTTCATGAATTTTTCAAATACGCGGCGGTGTATCGGGAGGTAAGAG